CCGGGCCCGGCGCGGACTTGCCACCCTTCGAGGCTGTCCACTGCCGGAATCTCCCGACCGTCATGCCCTGAAGGAACGGGTTCGCCCGGATGACTTCCGGTGGCAGGACTTGCGTCAGCGCCACGTTGTCCGGCTGCGACAGAACCTTGATTGCGCCGCCAGCTCCGAGGAAGTGCGCGGCGTAGAGGTTGCCGCCGGACGTGGCGATTCCGGCGTTCCTCAGGATGCGCGCGTTGTCCGCCGTGAAGGCCCGGATGGCCCGTTCCTGCTGGGCAGGGTCGAGCCGGTCAGTCAGCCCGAGGTTCGGGTATTTCCGCGCCAGCTCATCCCAGGTGCTCTTGATGAACTGGTAACGGCCCGTCGCCGTGGAGCGCGGGTTCCTGGCCCGGTCGTTGCCGCCGCTCTCGGCGGCGCGGATCGCTGCGAAGTAGTCCGGCGTCATCGTAATCCAAGCCACCAGTTTCCCGTGCCGGTCTGCGGATTGTAGGGCTGGGCGAGATTGCGCTGATACTGGTTGATGCCGATCAGATTGTTGATGGTGCCGCTGATGGCATTCCCGACCCCGATGGCACCCGCCGCCTGCGCGTTGCCCCGGGCCGCCAGCGCGTTGGACACGCCCGCCGCCGCGTTCTGGCTGGCCTGACCGCTTATCTGCGCTGCCGACATGCCGGTATCCACGAGGCCCCCGAGGCGGCTCATGTAGTTGCCGAACTCCTCGGACGCGATGCCCTGTCCGAACCGGGTCAGGTCTTGCAACGTCCGGCCCGAGTGGAGGCCCCCGCGCGCCGATGCCAGCGCGTTGACCGCCTGCGTCCCCTGGTCGAAGCGGAACTGATAGCCCGGCGATGCCTCGAAGCCCTGGTATTCCTGCCCGCCGGTGCGGTTGGCGTTGGCATAGGCCTGCGCCTGCTCCAGAGTGTCAAAGACCTGCCCGTTGACGCTGTAGCGCGTGGGGCTCGTTGTCGTGGTCCGCGCCGTCATCCGCCCCGCAAGGCGCCGCGCAATTTCCGGGTTCGGGTGCAGCGACCGCCACGAGTTCGGGTCTGGCCGCCCGCCCTGCACGGTCGCGCCCGGAATTTCCGTGATCGTCGGCGCCGTGCCGCCAAACGTCGGGCGCGGGCCAAGTCCCATGTTGTAGAGGTAGGCCGCAAGCGCGTTCGTTCCCTGCGAGCGATACGGCTCAAGGTCCGAGCGAATGATGTCCCGCGTCTCGCGCTGAAACGCGATGTCCTCCGCCGCGGCGGCTCGCTGGGCGTTGGCGGACTTCCTGGCTGCGCTGGCCGTTGCGAGCCCGCCGACAATTGCGCCTATTGCAGCCATTCAGGCCTCCATCCGTAGCATTCGACGCCGCACGCCATGCGGCCCTCGATCCTGCCGCCTACAGCGCGCGCCAGACGCGCTGCCAGGCGGTTTCGTTCGTCAATCCATGTCACCACATGCGCGGGCGATACCTCGGCCCAGAAGGCCCGCAGAAGAGCGCGCGTCGGGCCTTCCGTCTTGCCCCACGCCTCGCGCTTTGCCCCGACGTGGACCTGCCAGACGCGCGGCCAGAACGTCGGGTGAAACGCCAGGCACACCCCGTCCTGCGCGAGGTAGACGAACCAGTCCGGCAGGTCCTGTTCCGTAACCCCGTTCCGGTATTCTGATTTGTGAGCGAAGTAAGGCTTCGCCTCGTCCAGCCCGATCCGCATCTAGCGATACCGAATGGTCACGGCCCCGGCGTCGAACGTGTTTGCGCCCGTAACCGTGACCCTGACCTGCGTCAGAACGTCCGACAGCGCCTTGCGTCCGCCGCCCGACGCTCCCGTCGTCGAATCCAGATAAACGCCGTGCACTGCGGACCATGCGTTCCCACCGCCGCGACGGAGCGTCATCAGCCCCGAAACTGTCCGCGACGCACCTGCCGACCGCACGATGAAGCCGCTCGTCGAGGTGGAGGCTGCGGCGGATGTGCCGCTGATGGCGCCCGAAAACGACTGGTAGCCCGTCGTCTCGACCCCACCGGCATCGCCAAGCTGGACCAGCAGGTTGTCGGTCCCGCTGAGGCTCACGCCGTCGAAATGAAGCGCGATTTCGGTCACCCCGGCCGGGATTCCGGTGAAATTCACGGCAGTCCCGGAGGTCGTCGCCGTCGGCCCGGCCGTCGTGCCCGCCAGCGCGTCCAGAACCGCCCCCGAGGTCGGGAATGCCGTGTCCGTGTCCGTCACCGCGGTCTGCACGACGCCCGCGGCAAAATTCGAGAGCGTCAGGCCGGCAATCGGCGCGTTCACGCCGCCGACCACGCCCTGCATGATCTCTAGAAACGCCTGCGTCGGCGTTCCATCAGGGTTGACGATCCTTTGCCCCTGAAGAAGTTGCTTCGCGGTCATCCGACCTCAACCCGCGCCGTGGCGTTCAGGCTGCATTCGATCGCGTCCGAAATGGTGAGCTCCGCCACCATCTGCCGGAACTCGCCCATCTGCCGCCAGATGATCCGCTTCGCATATTCCCCGACGCCCCAGGATCGAACCTTGGGCGCCCCCCACGTCAGCCCGCTGTCCCTCGACAGACGAAGCATGACGCTCCCCGCCGCGAAGCCTTGCCGGGGAAAGATTTCCAGCTCCCGGCATACAAACCTGCGCCCGTCCATGTAGAGCGGGCGCGACACCGCCCTCCTTACCAGCGGCAGGCCGCCGTCGGCATTGGTCCGCGCGAACTCCAGAATTTCGCCGCCGGATCGCGCGGCATACCATTTCGATCCGAATCTGGCGGTGACAGACACCCGCCACGGCGAGAGGTCGTCGCCCTGCGCGCGCTCATGCCATTCGCCCGTGGCGAGGTCATAGACCCATGCCGGGCAATCGGTGAACACGATGGCAAGGAACGTGTGCCCCTCGTCCTCGTAGGTGATCACGGCTTGCGGATCGCAGTGCGCGATCGCCGTCTCGACTGCCGGGGTCGAAACCGGCTGCAATCCCTGGCTGACGAGGTAGAACCGCCCGTCATCGCCGACCATTGCCGCGCCGCCGTCGAACCGCTCGATCAGGCCGAACGATTTGAGCCCGACATCCACGACCCCGCCAGCCGACCGCTCGAACGCCTCGGCCCCACCGCCGCCGGTCAGATACCAGACCTCGTACGACGTTTCCTTGAACAGGTAGAGGTAGCCGTTGATCTGCAATGCCCGGATGATGTTGTCGTCCCGGCCGTCCGCGGTCGAAAAGTTCAGCCCCGGCAGGTCGCTGGCATCGGCCAGGTCCGACCACTGGAACCGCCGCCCGTTCAACTCTGTAAGGACTGTGTAGTTCCCGATGAACTCGACCGACCCGAACGACGAAAACGCCCCCGCAGTCGGTTCAGTCAGGCTTGTCCCATTCCAGCGATAGTATTTCCCCCCCGTGACGAACAGGACGTCGCCGTTATTGCCCGAGATCGACGCCTGCGCGCTGTCGTCCGCCGCGCCTCGATCCGTCACGCTGCCATCGTCCGCGATCTCGTAAACCCGGCCATTGCACAGCACGTAAAGCGCCGCATTGACCTGCCGCATTGCCCGGACGAACACCCCGCCGACCTCGGCAAACGTCCGCAGGCCCAGAACCGACTTGAGCGAATACACCGTCCGTCCTTCCGGCGCGGACACCGGCTCGCGGTACATGTTCACAAGCCGCGACGGCTGCGCGGCGATGTTGTCCGGGTCGCGCCCGGATTGGCCGACGAACTCGACGCTGGGCATATCACATCCAGGTCTCTGCGTCGCCGACGCCGATGCGATCGTCGGCCCTGATCGTCGCCATGAGACGGCGCCACGCCAGTCCGCGCGGCCCCATGGATCGGCCGTAGGACGGCGCCAGCTCTACCGCCAGCAGGTTCGCGAGCGGCACGACGGAGGCGCTCGGAACATCGTCCAGCGTCCACGTCGTGTCCGTCTCGTTCTGGACCTCAGCGAAGATGCTGCGAAGGATCTCCGACCCGTAGGACTCCTGATCCGCCGTCAGAGCCTCGTCCTCGGCCTTGATTTCCAGCCGCCGGAAGGCGAGCTGCACAATGTCAAGCGTCGTCGCCATCGCGCACCTTCGGCGGGCGGCCCCGGCGCTTCGGCGCCTCGCCCTCAAGAACCTCGAAATTCGCGTTGATGGCGACCACTTCGCGCAGATGCTCCGGCACGTCGAACTCGACGCCCGGCGAGATGTTCACGCCTTTCCAGTTGCCGTAGCCGGTGCCGATGTAGCGTGCGCGCATGTCATCCCTCCAACATGTGGAGAGGGCGGTTGCCCGCCCTCCCCGTTCTTCACTGCCCGATCAATCGACGGTGTAGACGAGCGCCAGCGTCACATCCTGGGCCGAGGCCGTGGTCGTGGCGCCAGCGGTGACGCCGATCACGTCGGCGAATCCGCCGGGATCGGACGCCAGCCCCAGCAGCTCCCAGACCATCTTGCCGGCGTTCGCGTGATCGCCCGGGATGGTGAAGCTGCCGGCCGTCGCAACGGCGGTCGCCGCCGCAATGGCCGTGTTCGATGTCGTGAAGTTCCCGCCCACCGCCTTGAGGCCGATGGACATGGTGACGCTCGTCCCGAGCGCATCGTTCAGCAGTCGCGAGACCCCGTTGATGCGCGCGGAGGTCGGGATGCGGCAGAACACGATTTCGTGCCCGACCGGGGTCGAGGCAGGAACCGAATACGTCGAGTCGGCCGCGTAAGCCCCACGCGCCACAGGAACCTGCAACGTGTTGAGCTTGCCGGGGGTGCGAAGGGTTGCGTTGGGCATGTCAGGTTCCTCCTGTTACGCCGAGGCCGGAGCCGAGTGGAACACCGTGACCATGCCGTGCTGAACCCCGTTGTAGATCAGCTTCGACGTGCCGCGGCACTCCTCGATGCCCACCTTGTAGACGAAGTCATAATCCGTCTCCTTGGCAATGCGCGAGGTCGGCTCCTGACCCCACGCGACGCCCACTGCCTGCGCGCCGCACAGGAAGGCCGGAGCCACGTCCGACGAGGACGCACCGACTCCGGGGATGGTCGGGATCTCCGGGACCTCCCGGATGATCACGCCGTCCCAGATCAGGTCGCCAGCCTGGAAGATGGGGTTCGCCGCCACGTCACGCGGCCGCGCCTCGCGGTTCGCGTTGGCGATCGACGTGTCTGTTTTCAGGTCGCGCATACCGCGCGAGTTGACGAACATGACGAACCACTCGCGACCTTCCGCGTCATCCGTCTTGAACGGGCGGATGTAGGGATCTGCCTCCAGCGCGCGCATCTTGGCCAGCGTCACCATGGCGGCCGAGAGTCTGTCCGCCGAGGTGTCGACGTTGAGCAGCGACGCCGAATGGTTGTTGCCCGAGTTGTTGCTGACCGCCGCTCCGAAGAGGAAGCGATCCGCGTTGGCCGCAAGGAAGGCGTTCTTGGTGCCCTCCGAATACGCCAGGTAGGCCTGCAGCGGCGTGCGCGCCGGCGTGGACGTGTCGTCCGCCGAGACGCCGCCGAGGAACGATGTGCCGTCGTACGCCATGAAGGCGCAGGTCAGGTCGTCGCGCAGGCTCTCCGAAGCCCAGGTGCGGAGCTGCATCCGCGCGGCGTCGCGCAGGTCCATCTCCGTCCAGTGCTCGTCCGGCTTGGCGATCTCGACGCCGTTGCGGTTCCAGTTGACCGTGATCGGCTTGTTGTAGTTCCCGAGCGCCTCCTCGTTCCCGACCAGGCGCGTCGTGCCGCGGACGCCCGAGCCCTTGAGCCGGGTGATCAGCGGAATGTTCACGGTCTTGCCGCCCGAAACCAGATCGTAGTTCACAACGATCGGCATCATGGCGTTGCGCGACGCCCGGCCCATGTAGGGCCGATAGCGGGTGTCACGGACGTATTCCGTGAAGAAGTTCGCATCCCACTTCTGAACGCGGGATGCGGTGTTGAGCTGGGTCTGTGCCATTGCTCAGTCTCCGTCTGGGGTGATGCGTCAGCCCCCGAATGCGGCGTCAAACGCCGATCCGCGCGGGGCCATCTCTCCCGCCTTGCCGGCCGCCGGCGCGGACGCCAGCGAGCCGGGAAGGCGCGGTTTGGGCAGAACGGGCTGCGTCTGCTGCATTTCGGCCATCAGCTCCTGACGAAGCTGCTCCTTGATGCTTTCGATCTGCCTGGCTTTCCAGGCCTCCGGGTCCGTGCCGATTTCGGCCAGCACGGCCTGGCGCTTGTACCAGTTGACGACGAAGGCGTAGGGGTGCGCGCTGCTTTGAAGCTCCACGGCCAGGGCGGGGTTCTGCGCCACCGCGGCCTGGAAGGCGTCACGCGCCCGATCCACCGTCTCGTCGCCGAATTTGTCCCTCGCCAGCGCCTCGGACATGTTCAGACGCTCGTTCCAGAGGGACGCCTGGAATTGCTGCCGCTCGAATTGCAGCCGCTGGTCGGGGTCGGAATAGAAGTCCGGGGCTTGCGCCGCGGCTTCCCGCGCCTTGCGTTCCTGCTCCTGCCGCCATGCGCGCAGCTGTTGCAGTTCACGTTCGGCGGCCTGCCGCTTTTCCCGCTCGTCCAGCAACGCCGTGATGGGGATGTCGCGGGGCTTTTCGTCCGATGCCGCAGGCGGCGCGGCGGGCGCGTCAGGAGCGGGCTCCTTCAGCGCGACAGGTTCATCGCCCTTGCCGGCTTCGGCGGGCGCGGGGTCGGGCTTCTGCCCTTCCGGCTCCGGCGCAGTCGGCTGCTCGTCGAGAAAGTCCAGCTTGTCGGCCATCTTGGTCGTCTCCCGTTTCGTGGGTGAGTCACGCATCGCCCGTTGAATAGCCCGGCGGCGGCTTGTCATTTGCGCATGACTGCGAAATCGCCCGGATGCACTACAACCCCGGCGGCGGGTATCTCTCAGGCCGCGCGAGGCGGCTCGGGCCAGCGCATGGACGCCACGCGCGCAGCGATTTCGTCCGGCCGTCCAGCGGCCTCCACGGCGGCCCGTGTGGCCTCGGCGCGCAGCTTCGGGATCGCGGCAAGGTCTTTCGCCGCCGCCGCCCGGACGCGCTCCGCGTTGGCCTCCTTCTCGCCGATTTCGGCGTCCATGGCACGCATCTGCATCTGCTGCTGCATCGCCGCCTGCTGCGGGTCCGGCTTGAGCATTTCCAGCAAGCGCTTCTTGTCGGGAATCTCGGACGCCTCGATGATGAGCTGCGGCGGGATCGGAACGCCGCGCGATGCCATGTTCGTCAGGGCCTCGAACTGCTCCGCGCGCAGCGACGCATAATCCGGTGCCTGGTCGATCAGGATATCCACGTCGATCTCGCCGACGTTGTTCACAATCTGCGGCCCCATCGGCCCCATGACAATCTGGTTGATGCCCAGGAACCGCGGCGCTTCGTTGTCGTCGGTGATCCTGATCCACCTCGGCTCGGTCCAGAACTGCCTGATCCGGTTCCACACCGCGCGATAGACCCGCTCGGTCCAGTCCGCGAGGCTGTCGTAGATCGGCGCCAGCTCGGCCAGCCCGGCCTGCTGTTGCGCGATGATCGCACGGCCCGATTGCTGCCCGCTCAGCTGCCCCAGAAGCGACGCATTCGGCCCCAGCATGTCGATCTCCGACTTCGCCTCCTGCAACAGGTTGAATTGGCCCGCGGTCATGTCGGTCGTCGGAAGGATCTCGAACGGGCGCATCCCGCTCTCGGGGTCGTGCGCCGCGGGGTCCACGTCCACATGACCATCCGGCATCGACAGCTGCCGCTTGACCTCGGCGACGTTGACCGCGCCCTTCGTGCTCATCGTCTGACGGTAGCTCAGCAGGCTCAGAAGCCGGGACCGACGCTTGTTGATCTCGTCCTGCGCGCTGATCATGTCCCGAACCAGCCCGTAGCGTCGGTTCTCCCGGTCCACGTAGGCCGACATGAGAATGATCGGGCAGCACGGCTGCTGCATCTCGTCGTAGTAGGGAGACGGGCCGTCGAAGAGCACGCCCTTGCCGGTGAACACTGCCAGGTTCCAGCGCCCGCCGTCGCGGTAATACATGTAGGCCAGCCGGATGCGCTTCTGCCGCGGCATCGCCCACTGCATCGCTTGCCGGCTCAACGGCCGGTCCTCATAGGTATCGCCTGTCGTGCCGGCGCGGTCGGGGCCGGTATCGAGGATCGCCGCAAGCTCGTCCGGGTCGCCCTCCCAGAACTGCGCAGCGTATTCCAGCGCGGAGTTCAGGCTCATCCATTTGAGAACGCCAAGAAACGCCGCGTCCGAGAAGTCCTTCTCCCGGCTGTGCGGGTCGTAGAAGAGCTCTTCCCACCGCAGGCGCTTGACGCAGACCTCCATCTGGCCGCCGCGCTGTTCCGCGCAGACCTCGACGCCGCCGTAACCTTCAACAAGCAGGTTCTCGAACGCCGCCGAGCGCTTCTGGTCGATCCGCTCCCGTTCCTCGACGAAGCGCAGGGCCTTCGTGGCGACCTCTGCCGCGTCGGTGTCCGCCGGGTTCCTGGGATAAGCCTTCGGATCGACACGGCCGCGCTGCTCGATCCCCACCATTGCGTCGATCTTCCGCTTGATGCGGTTGATCGTGATCACAGGCTGCTTCCGCTTTCGCAGGATCGCTTCCTCGGCCGCCGTCCACTGGAATCCGTCGTAGTAATCCCGATCGCGCTCGGCCGCCGCGCGGGCATCGCTGGTGTCGTCGGTTGCCCGCTGCACCATCGCCTTGAGTTGCGCAAGATCAGCCATTCAAACAAGCCTCCACGATTCGGCGTGCTCTGCGGGCGCGTAGTCGGTTGGCCGCGGCAGGCGCATGTCGGGCTCGCCCTGCCCCGGCTCGATCAGGCGCCCCTTGCGGTGCAGCCGCTCCACGGCATAGCGCAGCGCGTCGATCAGGTGGTTGTTCGCGTCCTCGGGAACCGGCAGCACCTCGCCGGTCTGCCGGTCCGTTTTCCAAGCGTAAGACGAGAGCTCGCGCGCAAGGTTCACGCACCGCGGGTGCACGACAATATCGAGGCCCTGCAAGAAGCTGATCCCGTCCTCTATCGAGCCCTTGCCCTTGACCGCGGCCCGCATCTTCTTGAACCCGTGCCTGCGCAGGTAGTCGATCGTGTCGGGCCTCGAACTGTCGGCGCGGCTCGGCCACCGCTCGATCCCCGGAACGCGATGCAGAAACGCTGGCAGCGCGTCGGTCGGAACGCCCACCTCCCAGGCCTCGTGATCCACATACAGCGTCCGGCGGTCCAGAAGCGCGCATCTCAGCGCCGCAGCGGGATCCTGCGCGAACCCGAAGTCCACGCCATAGAACCAGATCACGTTGTCCGGCACACGCTCCTCGCCGATGCGCCAGTTGCGGAAGATCCGCGCCTCGCTGATCGACCTGTAGGCGCCGCACCAGACGTGCCGATACTTCTCCGGGTCGCGCTCCCGGTCCCGCTCCATGTCGCCGCGCAGGGCCTCGGGAAAGAACGGGTTGTCCTGCCAGTTCGCTTCGACAACAATCGCGTTGTCCGGCGGGTTGCCGCGAAGCAGCGCGTCAACCGGGTCTTCCGGCTTCTCCGGGTTCCACGAGAACCACAATTCCGACCCGCTCTTTCGGATCGTCGGGATCAGGAGCTCCAGGCTGCGCTGGCTGATTGTCTGCGCCTCCTCGACCCACGCCACGTCGAAGCCTTCGAGGGACTTGATGCTCGCCGCCGTGTGGTTTTGCAGGCCCCGGAATACGCAGAGCGAACCGGATGGCCCGTTGATCTCCGAATCCGTGATCCTGAACAGCTCGGCAAGGCCGAGTTCGGTGATCTTGTCTTCCAGCAGGCGTTTCACCGAGTCGGCAATGGAGCGCTGCACCTCGCGGCAGCAGACGATGCGGAATCCCGGCCGCGTCGCCATGAGCGTAACGGCCATGAGCGCGAAGAAGTGAGATTTGCCTGACCCCCGCCCGCCATACGCGCCTTTGTAGCGGGCGGGCTGCGTGAGCGGTCGAAAGACCTCAGGAACCTGGACCGGCATCGTCGGGCTTCACGAAAGCCCAGGTGATGGCGTGGCGAACCGGCGGCGCGTCGTCGTCGCCCCCAACGGCAAGGCGCTCGCCGTAGACCTTGGGACGCATCTTGCCGGCAACCCACTTGCGCGCGTCGATCCGAACCCTGCGGTCGTTCGCGTCCAGGCTGCGGTCGTCGGCGATCTCGATAATCTCATCGACCAGCGTGTCGGCTTGAGTCTCACGCGCGCGCACATACTGATCCGCGGCCTCGGCGGACGCGCTGAGCCACCGGAACACGTTGGACATGGACGGCATGTTTGGATCGCGGCAGATGGACCGCAGGCTCTCGCCGTTGCCGATGCGGTCGCAGATGGCGTCGAAGATGTCCTGAGAGAACTGCACGGTTCATCTCCGGTTCTTGTTTTCGGGCAAAAGCGTTGCACGGCGGCGTTGCGCCACCTCGCACCGGCCAGGCATCCCGACGCGCGACGACTTACACGGGGCGAGGCCATTTGCGCGCATGATAGGTTTGCGCGGGGAATCTTGCAAGACGGTCAGTCCGCTGCCTTTTGCAGGGCGTCGAGGCTTTCGACCTCGACCTCGCGATCGGCGCCGAACAGGCGCAGACGGACGGTTGCGCCTTGGCCCTTGATCTTGAGCACCTTGACGGGAAGGCCGGACAGGGTTCCGGCTGTGATCACAGCGCTGTCGCCGGGGCGCAGCATGGTGGCCTGCGCCCTTGCCATATCCGCGCGCTCGACGCGCTGGCGCAGGGCGTGAATCCTGGTCAGGTCGTCTGGATGCAAATGGGCGACGTGTCCGCTGGGCAGCCGTATGGCATCCCGGATGTATGGGCTGTCGAACACCTCGTGCCAGAGGGGCTGCGTGTCGAATGAGGCGAATACGTAGCCCGGCAGGATGCGTTGTTCCCGCCAGACGGTCCTTCCGGCGCGCTGCGTGCGCAGGCGGTCCGGGACGGAACGCACCGGGTAGAAGGCCGAGGCCTTCCAGCGCTGCCAGAGGTGCGCGACGGCTGCGGCTTCGCGTCGTGGCCTGGCTATGAGGGCGACGTAGATCACCGCGGCCGCTCCATCATCATGAACACCGGCTTGTTGTACTTAAGCGCAGTGTTCACCTCGTGCCAGATCCCTTCGCTTTCGTGCCAGCCCGGCAGGTCCGGCACCGCGACGGCGGCCGAGGCGGCGAGGATCGGGGCGTCGAGGCGCGTCCAGAATGCGGCGTCGAGGGGGCTCAGGTCTTCCAGACGTCCGGCCACATCCTGAGTGAGGGCAGCCGCGGCGGCCAGGATCGGGCTGACGGCACTGACACCAGCCCGCGCCATGGCGCGCCATTCGCTCGCTGCCTCGACGAGCAAATGGTTGTTCCGCGACGGGCACCAGCGCCCATCCGGTCCCACGACTCGCTTGCTGTAGGGCGTGGCCAGATACACCTGCCCACCGATCCGGGCGGCGATGTCGGCCGGTGTCGCGCCCCAGATCAGGTGCACGGGCTGCGAGGCGTCGAGCGCCTGCCAGTCGATGGGGGTGCTCATTTTTTGGCTCCTGTCACCACGTAGATTGCCGGCCCGCCGCCACGGCCAGCGGTGATGACCTGCTTGAGCCGTCCCGACCTGGTCAGATCGCGGATGGCCTCGCGCGCGCCCTGCGGGGTCAGCTTGGCGTTGAGCGCAAGATCATTGGCGGTGATCTGGCGGCCGGCCATGCGGTCGAGAAAGCGGGCGATGGCGGTCTGGGTGGTGTTCGGGCGTGTCATGGGAGGTCTC